CATGGCGCGGCTCGAGGAACTCCGGACCGCCGCCGACGGGCTGACGGACGCCGACGTCGCATTCCTCGAGACGGCGGTGCCCGTCCTCCACCTCCCCGAACACGGCGCGGTAGTCATCCACGCGGGCATCCTCCCGACCCACACGGCCCTGCCGTCCAGCACGGAAGGCCTGTCGGGGCGCGAGCGGAAGCACCTCGAACTGGTCTACCGGGTCCGGTACGTCAGCCCCGAGGGGAAGATGGTCGTCCTGGGCGCGGAGACGGACGCCGACCGCTACTGGGCCGACGTGTACGACGGCCGGTTCGGGCACGCCTACTTCGGGCACCAGCCGTTCCACGACCGCGCGGAACCCGTCGAGTTCCCCCACGCCACGGGTTTAGACCTGGGCGCGGTGTTCGGCAACGTCCTCGCCGCCGCCGTCCTCGTCGGGACGGACCGGGCCACGTTCGTCACCGTCCCCGCCCACGCCCGGTTCGCCGACCCCCACGGGGACGCGGAGTGAACATGCGGATCCACGTCGAGCAGAACTCCATCACCGTCGAGGCGATCTCCGGCGACGTGCGGGAGAGCCACTTCGTCCTGTACCTCACCCTGCGGGAGAAGTACGCCGACGCGGAGGTCGTCACCTCCGGGTCCGTCCTCGTGGTCGCCCTGCGGCCGGGTCCGATGACCCTGCGGACGGCGGACGACGGGGTGACGCCCATGCCCGTGTCGCCGGACGAACCGGACACCACCGTCACGATCGACGACCCGGACGGCCACGGGCTGGACGCCGGGGTGACCGCGTCGCGGTACACCGCGTGCATCATCGGGCTCAGACACCGGGAGGAGGAACGCCTGTCCCCGATCCCATTCACCACGACCAACGGCAGGGAGCAGTGATGGACAACGTGAAGGGTCTGCTGGACGACATGGTCCAGATGGCGATCCGGGTCCGCAGGGAACACGGGGAGGTGCCCGCGATGTTCGTGCTCATCCCGCCAGGCATCCGGAACCCGGTCTGCCTGCCCGCCATCCCCGGGGTCGACAAGGGCCAGATGGCCGAGATCATCCGGCGGACGGCCCAGAAGTCGGGTGCCAAGTACGTCGCCTGGGTCGGGGAGGCCTGGGTGTCCACCCGGACGGGGGTCGACGGAACCGCCCCGTCCGGGGACCCCGAACGACAGGAGGCCATCATCGTCAGCCTGGACGGGGCGGGGGTGCAGATGATCGGGATGGTCCCCATCCACCCGGACGGCACCCTGGGGGAACCCGTCGTCGGACTCCACGGGACCGGGCGCATGACCAACCTGTCGGGGACGATGGCCCCCGAGGTGGAAAACTGAGACGGGGCCGGCACCCCGCGGCACCGGCCCCGTCGGGAGCGGACCCCGTGGGGGTCACTCCTGGACGGCGGGAAGCTCGGCGGGGGCGGGGGCGGCGGGATCGACCGCGGGGGGCGCGGCGACGGGGGCGGCAGGATCGACCGCGGGGGGCGCGGCGACGGCGGCGGCCGCCTCGATGGCGGCACACCCGTCGAGCAGGGGCTTCACCTTCTCGTCGGCAGCCTTCACGCGGGCCTCGACGGGGCTGCCGGCCTCGACGAGCTTGAGACCCTCGGCGGCGTGGGCGGCCTCGAACGCCGACTTGAGGGAGGCGCAGTCACCCGCCCGCGCCTCGGCGGCGAACTTCTCGAGGCCGGCAACGGCCTCCTCGACCTTGGGGTCGACGGACGGGCTGCAAGCCGCCAGGAAGGCAGCGATGGTGATCGAACGCATGGGGTACTCCTGTGTGGACAGTCGTCGGACGGGACGGAACGCGCCGTCCGACGCCGTGATGGCCCCCGGGATAGGACGGCCACCGACGATGGTCAGTCCGACTCCGTGTCGATGAGGTCGCGGAGGCGCTGCGACTCCTGGCTGTAGAAGGACACCAGGGCCGACCGCTTGCGGAACAGGAAGCTCGCGTACTTGATGTTCGACAGGGCCTCGTCGATCAGCTTCCTCCGCTGGGGGGAGGACGGCTCGCTGTCCCCCAGGATGTACATGCGCAGGGACGTGATCCACTTCTGCGCCCCACGCTTCGTGTTCGCGTCCAAGGGGACGCCGACCACCTCCCGCCACGAAAGGGATGCCGTGTGGGACTGTGTGCCCGCCAGACCCGACAGGATCGCCCTCCGTTCGGAGGACCCGACGGGCAGCGTCGAGGCGAGACGGATGAGGGCCGAACGATCGGATGCGGTCAGGCGACGGGACATCGGGGAGGACTCCATGAGTGAAGGGTTCACGGGGACGGGAGCGATAGGACGCCCACCGACCCCATCAGGACCGGGTCAGGCGGGGACGCCGGGAGCCTTCCACGCACCCGACATGATCGGACCTTCCCCTCCATACCAGTAGCCCCCAAGAATCTGAGCGGTTCCGCCGATGATAGCCTTGCCGAACACCTTGGCGTCCCCGGACACCTTGGCGTTGCCGGATACCTTGGCGTCCCCGGACACCTTGGCCTGGCCGAACACCACGGCGTTGCCGGACACCTGGGCGCCCCCGTACACCTGGGCCTTGCCGGACACCTGGGCGTTGCCTTCCACCTCGGCGTCCCCGTACACCTCGGCGAAGTTGTACACGTTGGCCTGGCCGGACACATTGGCCTGGCCGAACACCTGGGCTTCGCCAAACACGTAGGCTTCGCCATCCAAGGTGGCGTTGTCGTACACCAAGGCGTGACCGCCCACCTGGGCGTTGCCGGACACCTTGGCGTCGCCGTACACATGGGCGTAGCCGAACACCTTGGCGTTGCCGGACACCTGGGCGTAGTCGGACACCCCAGCATTGTCAAACACCCTGGCCCTGTCGGAAACCTCGGCCTGGTCCAAGATGTGCTTCCCGAGCACGTTGGCCGAGTCCGAGGCGGTCCGGGTCAACCCCGCCAGGATCGTCTTTCGCTCGGGGCTGCCGACGGGCAGCGTCGAGGCGAGACGGATGAGGGCCGAACGATCGGCGGCGGTCAGGGAACGGGACATCGGGGAGGACTCCGTGTGCGGGGCGGGTTCACGGGGACGGGGGCGATAAGACGCCTACCGACCCCCCGCCCGCCGCAGCCCGTACAACCGACCCGCCAGGTACGACGCGTCCGTGAAGGGCTCGTCGTACCGAACCACCAACACCCGGTTCGGGGCCAGCGACCGCGCTCCGCGAACGCATCCTCGCCGCACATCCCCTTCCACCGGTCACGCAGGGTGTTCGGGGACATCCTCATCCGGGCCGCTGCCGCCTTGAACGGCTCCCCGGACTCCCACGCCGCCGCCAGGTCCGCGTCCGTCGCCCTCGATGCGGGTCGACCCATCCGAGACTACCACCGTGTTGCCGGTAGTTTAGTCCCGAACGTGGCGGGCGTCAACCCGCCCGATTGGCCTGCGGGGTGGAGGCCCCCATCGACACCCCCGTCAGACGAGAATGCCGATGGGGACGACTTCCTACCGTGCCGACAGGCTGCTCCGCAGGTTGAAGGTGCAAATAATGTAGAGGAGGGGGAACACAGGCTGAATGTACGCTTCCACTTCGGCGGTGGTGGGATCGTCGGCGGAGACGTTGGCGGAGACGCCGGTGTAGGCGGCGAGGATCTGGGCGTCGACGAGGCCGCGGAGGGTGGCGGTGAGTTGGCCCTCGATCTGGGACAGGATGCCGGGGAGGAACTTGGTGCCGATGTACCGTTCGAGGGTGGTGCGGGACTGGCGCTGGGTCTCGTCGACGATCTGGATGATGGTGGGGAGCTTGGTCAGGATGGTGGACATGTCCGTGGTGAGTCCCTGGCGGACGCGGAGGACGGGGGTGCGGTCCTCGATGACGGTGATGCCCCTGACGGCGACCTGGTTCTGTTCGACGGCGTCCAGGGTGCGGGCGAGGCGGGTGGCGCCGACGAGGCGCTTGCCGGTCCAGGGGGTGGCGACGTCGGTGTTCGGGGACACGACGGACCCGGCGAGCATGGCGGCCATGTACGTCCCGTCGACGACCGTCTGCTCGTCGGGGGCACCGCCGGGCTGCGGGATGGGGACGATCATCACGTCGGGGTACACGAGGCGGAACCGGGTGCGGCCGATGGCCGAGGCCCAGTTGCCCGCCGTGGTGAGGGTCGTGCCGGACCCGAACCCGCACAGGGCGGTGCGCTCGGCGCGGTGGCGGATGTCCGACTGGATGTCGCAGTGGCGGGACAGGTACTGGAACAGGTCGAGGTTGTCGCCCTTGAGCGGGACGAGGATGTCGGGCAGCGTGCCGCCGGGCAGCGGACCCTCGAGGTCGTCGATGGCGTTGCGGTACGCGGTGGCGGACGCGCGGGTGCCGTTGTCCTCGTCCTTCTGGACCTGCTTGATGCCGACGAGGACCGCGCCGTTGAGGATGGCGAGGTACGCCGCCAGGGTCACGGGGTTGTCGGTCGAGAGCGGGCCGTAGGTCGCCTCGATGGCGGAGAACTTCGTGAACAACTGCGTCTGGTAGTCCTGCTTCCGGTACTGGTACGAGACGTAGTACAGGTCGCCGACGGCGGGTTCCTCGCCGGACCGGGCCATGGTGTCGACGGTGGCCGAGTCGCCGACCGTCACGTTGATGGTGTTGGTCACCAGCAGTTCGACGCCGGGGATGGCGTTGGTCGGGAGGTTGGAGTCGGTGACGGCGGCCTGGCGGACGCGGATGGTGAAGTACTCCGTCGCCGGGTACAGGCTGCCGCCCGTGCGGGGGAGCACGGTGAACGTGAGGCCCGTGACGAGGTCGCGGTACGTCTGCCCGACCACGCCGTCCTGGCCCGTGCCGCCGTTGAACACCGAGGTGTTCGCGGAGCCGGAGCCGTTCGGGTCGGTCGAGGTGACGTAGAACCCGGACACGCCCGCCTCGCCCACGGCACCGTCGCCCGACGCGGCACCGAGGCCCGTGCCCTGGCGCAGGGCGTCGTTGGACGTGGCGGTGCGGAGTGCGACGGACGACGTGGTGCCGAGGCCCGCGTTGGCCTGGGACTGGACGGTCAGGTACTTCGCGCCGCCGGCGTCCGTCGTGACGTAGGCGAGGGCCTCCGCCGCGAGGTAGGTCGCCGACGGGCTGTCCCAGGACAGGATGGACGTGGCGACCGTGGCGGCCACGTGGCCCATGAGGGCGGACGCGAGGTTCTGCGCCGACGGGAGGACGCGGGCGGCGACGTCGCCCGCGGAGAACCCGAGGACCCCGTTCGCGCTGCCGTCGCCGATGGACACCGCCGAGGACGCCGTGTCGAGGAGGCTGACGATGCGGAACGCGGCGCCCTCCTGGACGCAGCGGCTCGACGCGGAGCCGAGGCCCGCGGCGGTCATGGCGGCGCGGATCTGCCCGATGACGGAGTTCGCGCCGCTGCCGGGGCCGACCGGGACGTCGGCGGACCCGCCCGACGGGATGGCCGTGCCCGTGTCGTCCGTGAAGACCACGGTGACGGGGACGCCGTCGACCGTGAACTTGAACACGTTGTTCTGGTCGCTGGTGCCGCCCGCCGCGTAGAAGGTGACGATCGGCTGGCCGTCGGCGTTCGCCACCACACCGGCGGAGTACTGCCCGCCGGCCCACCCGACGTACCCGGCGATGGACGCGGGGAGGACCGACGCGCGCTGCGCGGCGGGGACGGTGGTGTTCGGGGTCAGGCCGACGTTGGTCGACCCGTTGCCGCCCAGGAACGTGATGCCGAGGCCCGTGCCCAGGGACAGCGGGTGGACGGTGCCGAATCCGGGGACGACGCGGTTGCGGAGGATGATGCGGTCGTGGGTCAGCGCACCCGTGTTGTCGCCCGCGATGGAGTACCGGCGGGCGATGGGGGCGTCGAGGACCTTCGTCTGGGACGCACCGACGATGCCCGTGTCGATGCCCGCCACGACCGCGAAGTCGCGGGCGGGGGATGCGTTCGTGACGAACTCGAGGTAGCCGGCGTTGTCGCCGACGGCCTTCGTGAGCGCGAACACCATGCGACCGCTCGAGTCGGCGGTCACGGCGACCGTGAGGCCCGCGAACCCGACGCCGAGGGTGCCGATCTGGGCGGCGACCTGGCCGTCGACCTCGGCGGCGAGGGCGGCGGCGTTGGCGTAGGTGCCGGGGGTCAGGGTCGCCGTGAGCGTGCCGGACGCACCGGCGACGTCGCCCGTGTAGTGGAACGACAGGCGGTCGTACTCGCCACCGGCGACGGTGAACGCACCCAGGAACCGACCCGCGGCGGCGAACCGGGCGGGGGCGGAGGCGGCGGACGTGTTGATGGCGTTGACGTAGTCGTCGAGGGTCGAACCCGCACCCGACGCCGCCGTCGCCGCGAGAACCACGCCGTCCACCGTGAAGTTCAGGGTGTCGTTCGTGGCGTCGATGTCGTAGGTCGTCCCGCCCGACGAGGCGAGGTACGCGACCTCGGACCCGACCATCGCCGCCGTGAACCCCAGGTTCGGGGCCGCGGCGTCGGGGCACGGGGTCGTCAGGTCGATGCCCGCCGCACCGTTGGCCAGGGCCGCGCCGTCCACCAGGAGGCGGAGCTTGTCGGACGCGGCGTTGACCGTCGCGTAGTCGCCCGCGAGCGGGAACGTGTAGACGGCGGGGGTGGAGTCGGTCGCCGCGAAGGTGACCGTCACGTCCTCCTCGACGGGGGCCTCGTAGAGGGCCGTGGAGAACGGCGTCTCGAACCGGGCGTCGGGCTTGCGCTCCGACCCGGAGGGGAAGTTGACCGTGACCGTGGCGAGGCCCGAGGACTTCAGCCCGAAGGTCGGGGTCAGCAGGTACGTGCCGCCCTCGTTCTGGACGGTGTACGCACCCGTGCCCGACTGGCCCGCCGTCGTGACGACGAGCGAGTAGACCTGGTCCTGGATGGTGTTGTAGTAGAACGTCGCGTAGACCGTCGCCCCGGCGGGGACGGGGTCCTTCAGCGTGACGGTGTTCGTCGCGCTGTCCACCTTCAGGACGGTGACGCGGCCCCGGTCGATCGCGTCCTGCGGGCCGTAGCCCCAGTACGCGAACACCAGGTCGGGGCGGTCCGTCGGCAGGTCGATGCGCCCGTTGCTGACCGTCTGGAACAGGGAGGACCCGAGCGGGCTGCCGCGACCGTTGCCCGTCGTCGGGGTGAGCGGCAGGACGAACTTCGTGCGGGACTCGACCGCCGGGTTCACGGTCGTGTCGACGAATGCGGCGCACGGCTCGAGGTAGGTGCGGGTGTCGACCAGCGTCGCCGTCACCTGGGACGAGTTCAGGTACTCCGACCCGGTGGTGTGCGTGCCCGACGCGACGATGGCCGCCGTGCCCCACACGATCTTGTCGTCCTGAAGGGTGAAGTCCACCCCGTCGGTGTAGTCGAACCGACCGGGGGCGATGCCGCACTGGGTGATGTCCAGCACGTCCACGTGGGCCAGGTAGTCGAACGTGTCCTGCCAGGTGTTGAAGTAGTACTGGACCGTGACCGTGGACCCGTCCGCCGGGGCGAACGCCAGGGTGACCGCGCGGCTGGCGCCGTCGACGGACACGGGGATGACCTGGACGCCGTCGACCTTCACGGTGACGCTCGCCGGGTCGGTCGTCGTGACGCCGCCGTTCGACCCGTCCACGATGGGACCGTTGAAGGTGTAGAACGTGCGGGTGCGCGCCGTGTCGGTGCCCGCGACGAACCCGAGGGTCGAGTTCGCGTTGCCGTTGCCGACGACGATGTCCCGGTCGGCGACGAGCTTGACGCCCGTGCCGCCGTAGTTGTTGACGAAGGTCGACGCGACCAGGGACGTGGTCCCGGCGGCGGCGTTCACGAACGCGGCGACCTGGGCGGCCGTCCACGGCGTCGCGCCCGAGTCGGGGATGGTGACCGTCACCGCCGTCCCGTCCACCGTCAGGGACAGCGTGTCGTTGTCGCCCGTCGAGATCTCGAAGGTCTCGCTGCCGAGGCCGTACACCGTCGCGGCGTCGGCGGTGACCTGTGCGGACAGGTCGTCGGTGACGAGGGTGTCCGTGCGCTTGAAGAAGTAGGTGATGCGGACGTTGTCGTCCGCGTTCGGGCCGAACGCCAGTTCGACGATGCCGTTCGCACCGTCGAGGTAGGTGACGACCACGGGCTCCCCGTTCACCGTGACCGACACGCTCGAAGCCTTCGTCGCCGTGGTCCCCGTCCCGTTGCCGTTGACGATCGGGTAGTGCCGGACCTGGACGCGGCGGCGCTCGCCGTCGAACGCACCCAGGGTCACCGCGCCGGACTGACTGACCGACACGACCGCGCGGTTCGCCAGGTCCTCCTGGACGATGCGCTGGTCCACCGTGGACGAGGAACCGCGCACGACCTCGAGGTCGCCCTGGAAGAGGATCTCGGAACCGGTGCCGATGAAGGTGGGGATGCGGAGCCCGGCCAGGACCCCCTGGACGGGGCTCTCGAACAGGGTGCGCGTGTAGACACCCGGCGGGGCATAGATGCTTCCAGGAAACGACACGGTGAACCCCATTGTTCAGAGGAAAGCCCGCTTGAAGCGAGCATTGTAGCAGGGCGAGATGCGGAGACGGGTGGTACGGTGGATGTGACCCTACCACCCCGTCAAGGTATAGGCCGCCTAACGCGCGGTGCTGTGCTTATAGAAGCCGGGGGGCATGGACACCTACATCATCTACAAGGCGACTGCCCCCAACGGGAAAGTCTACATCGGCCTCACCAAGCACACCCTCGAAATGCGCAGGAAGCAGCACGAGTGGGTCATGTTCAGAGAGAAACGGCATTTCTACAACGCCCTCCGGAAGTACGGGGCGGACATGCTGTGGGAGGTCCTCGAAACAGGGGAGGGGCGCGAATGGGCCGTCGGCAGGGAAGAGCACTACATCGCACACTACAACAGCCTCAACCCGAACCACGGGTACAACCTGACCAAGGGTGGGGACGGCACACTGGAACTTCGGGCGAGCACCCGTGCCCTGATGTCCCTTTCGGCTAAAAACCGAAGGGTGACCTACAATCAACTGGCGAATCTGAAGTACGGGCGTGTTTCCCGCCCACACTCTGAAGCGACGAAACAACGACTGCGCGCATTGGGGACGGGCCGTCAGGCTTCCGAAGAAACCCGCGCCGCCATGTCCCGTGCGAAGAAGGGCGTACCTCATGGCCACACACACAAGCTGAGGATGCAAATGGCCCAAGCACACCCCGTCCTACGCGATGACGGCCGTCCTTTTTCGTCGGCGCGACGGGCGGCAGTGCTGATGGGGGCGGCAAACGACGATGCCGTGGCCAAGGCTCTGCGCCGTGGCGGCACGTGTGGAGGTTTCACCTTCAGGGCCATTCCGCAGGAGGAGTACGAGGTCGCCCTCATCGCTTGGGATAAGAAAGTCGCCGAAGGACACACGGAACGGGAGCCCGTGTGGACACGCTCACGCGCGGGACACAGGCACAACCCCACAGTTCGGGCGAACATGTCGAGGGCAAAGAAAGGCAAGGTTCACACACCCGAACACCACAAGAACCGTATCGCGGCGATCAGCAAACGGGTTCTTCGATCAGACGGTCGAACCTTCGATTCCATCCTGAAGGCGGCTCAGGACATGGGGTTGACGCCTGGACAGATCACGTACTCCATCAGGACGGGGTGTTCCCGTGACGGGATGACTTTTTCCTGGGCCTGAACGAGCGGAGACTACGGCTATCCACCCTTCTTTTCTGCCTGGATGGCCTTCTGGACCTCCGCGCCGATGGCACGGCCCGCCTCGGACGCGGCGCGTTCGGCGGGTTGCATCACGCGGTACGACCCGTCGGGGTTGCGCGACAGGTCGTACCCGGTCGACCCGGGGTTGTCCGCGATGACCCTGCGCTTGCGGTCCATCCGCTGGCCGATGTGCTCCCACCGCTTCGCCGCGTCGCGCCCGATGGTCTTGTCGTAGTTCCAGTCGTCCGACGTCCCGGTGTTCGACGGGGCCGTCCCCCGCGTCTGACTCGCGGGGTGGTTGAACGTGAACGCCGCCGCCGTGACCATCCGTCGCGTGGACGCGCCGCAGTCGAGGCAGTCCTGGGGGGCGTCGATCTCCGACATCCTGCGCAACCGGTCGAACCGCAACCCGCAGGCATCACACTGGTACTCGTACACGGGCAAGGCGAAGTCCCCCTCGGTCGATTGTACCGCGACCGGTCCGACCCGCCCCCGGCCGGTGTACCCGTGGTGTGCGATGAACCCACCCACCACCACGGAGGACACCATGGACACCATGGACATCTACACCGCAACCGGGATCGCCGAGGGCTGGATCGAGACTGACTCCGAGGAGGAGGTCGTCGAGGCGTGGCAGCGCCTCATCGACACGGGCC